GCGAAACTTTTTATTGTACATGCGGATTGTATTGAGGATCATATGACGGAGCAAGTCCTCTTTGATCTCTACTTTTTGAATTATGACGCTCGATATTGCAATACCGCTATAGTCGACAATAATCATTACCTTCACCTTTTTCACAATGATATAACTATTATAACACAGTTTTTTGTTCCTGTAAACCTTTTAAATGAGCTTTTCTGACTCGAACGGATATCCATGAGTTGTAATAGTTGTTAGAAAGCAACACATTTCGCTCAAATTGCTCTTTTGCCTCTAAATAACTGCACTCTGCTTTAGATGCACAAAGGTGAAGGATTGTTCTGCTGAACTTATCCTTTCCTAAAGTTTTAATGTCTTCAAGCAGAGTTTCTGAAGATCCGTAATAGGTTTTCCAATCAGACTCGGCTTTATATCGTTTTTTCTTTTTGTTTACCTGACGCGTCTTTGAAGCAAAAAGTAATTTTTTGCCTATGTATTTTTTACCAGTTTCTAAGTTTTCTATCAGGTATACAAATCCGTATACCTCTTTAGGATCCAATTCGCCTGGATCATATTCCTTGCCTTTATACATCCATGGCATAGTAATAACTCGTTCATAATAGTTTTAGATACTATTATATATCACTACTGCCATTCGTCCTCATCGAAAATTGAAGGATCAATTTCTACGTTTTCATCTAGGATTAACTGATCAACTGATTCTTGTCCACAGTGAGGACAAAAATTAATTTTAGTACCCTCATCTTCAAACTTTACTTCAAACTCAGCACCACAAGCAAAACACTCTATCATAATGACAATCCTGAAACTTTTTCGTTTAGCAGTTGACGGTTCTCTCTTTCAAGTAACCATTCCTGAAGATCGCTGAAGCCACCAATCATATTTGATCCTTCATCAATAATGAAAGGAAACTGTTTTACATGAGGAAACTGTTCTTTAAAATCGCGTGTTGTCATTTGAATAGGAATTTTAACCTCAGTGTATGGCACATTTTTAAATGTAAGCAATTCCTTTGCTACTTTACAATATCCACACGATTCTAGAGTGTATACCATTACTGTCATAGTGATAATCCTTTTAGTGTATCTGTTGAAACGTCGTTTTTAATTCCGCCTATAATATATGAAGACAACTCAACTTCTTGAGGTGCTACCTGTACTGATCCGCCACCAATCCATTTTTCTGTCCAAGGTAATGGGTTAGCTTGCGACACCGTGTATGGCGAAGTATATCCAATTGACTTCATTCTCTTACTTGCAATCCATTCAACGTAATCACAAAGAAGCCTTTGATTTAAACCAATCATTGAACCGTCCTTGAACAAATACTTAGCCCATTCTTTTTCCTGCTCCACAGCAAATGTAAAAATGCTAATAACTTCTGCTTCACATTCTTCTTTGACCTTTACAAAGTCAGGATCATCTTTCAGTAAAGTTTTAATAATTGTTTGCGATGCAGCAAGGTGTACGTTTTCGTCGCGCGCAATAAACTTAATAATTTTTGCGTTGCCTTCCATTTTTTTGAGTTCAGCAAATGCCCAAGAACATGCAAAAGAAACGTAAAACCTAATGCCTTCTAGTACATTAATTGAGTTAAGCATTAGCCAAAGCTTTTTCTTAAGCTCATGTTTACTGATAATAATTTCTTTACCATTGATGGTATGCTTTCCATAACCTAGTAAGTCATACCATTTTGAGTATTCAATAAAGTCATCATAATATTTGGAAATGTCCTTTGCGCAGGACATAATTTCACTCGCATCCATCATTGTATCAAATACCTTTGATGGATTCGAGTATATATTGCGTATAATATGCGTGTATGACCTCGAGTGGATAGTTTCCATAAAGGCCCACGCCGTCACTAATGGCTCCAACTCTGGCAAGGAAACCACTGGCAGCAATGCTTCTGTTGGGCCGCGGCCTTGTACTGAATCTAGCAATATTTGACGCTTTAAGTTTGACGTGAAAATATGCTGTTCATGTTCAGTAAGTTTATGAAAGTCTGTCTTGTCCTTCGATATATCCACTTCTTCTGGACGCCAAAAAAACCCAAGTTGTTTATCTGTTAACTTATCTAATACGGGATACTTAATATGATCATATCGTGCTACATCTACAGATCCATCAAAAAACATACAAGATTCAAGATGGCTTTTCTTTTTCTTTTTAAATACAGAATTTGACATGAATGGTTCCTTAAATTACACATGAATCGCATGATGAGTCATCGTCATCAACAACGCTTTCATCAGAAAAGTTATTAGGTTCATCGTCCTTCATTTCACCAGACATATCGTTGGTGTTGTTATAGTAAAGTTGTTTACCGCCCATCTTGTAAAACATTACAATGTCTTTAATAAGCTGTGACATTGGTACCTTACCCTCATCAAAGTGTTGTGGGCTATATGATGTGTTAACCGAAATGCCTTGGTCAATATATTTTTGCAATATAGCGCAAATTTTCAAATAACCTTCGGGCGTTTTTTGATCCCACAATAAATCATATTTATTTTTAAGGTGATGATAACCAGGAACAACCTGAGCCATCACTCCGTCCTTAGATTGTTTATATGAAACCAATGCACGAGGTGGCTCAATACCATTTGTTGAATTTGATATTTGAGCAGAGGTTTCGGCAGGCATCAGTGCCATGAGTGTTGAGTTACGTATACCTGTGGTTTTGAGTTGTTTTCGAAGGCCTTCCCAATTTAATCTTTCCGTATGAGCAACAAGTTCATCAACCGTTTTCTTATATGTATCAATAGGAACAACGCCAAGGGAATATTTGGTATCATCCAAACGCGGTATACATCCGCGCTCAGCAGACAAATCTGCAGATGCCTTAATTAAATAATATGACCACGCCTCAGCAAACTCATCAACCGTAGCTAATGCAGAGTCATCATATTTAAGACCACGTTTTGCAAGGAAATATGCTAGGTTGATAATTCCAATTCCAAGTGGTCTTCTGTCCATTGTGCTTTGCTTAGCAGCAGGCACTGGGTAACCTTGGTAGTCGAGCAATGCATCGAGCGATCGTACTGCAAGGGTACAATATTTTTCAAATTCTTTTGGTTCGTTGATAAGACCCCAGTTGATGGCACTAAGAGTACACAGTGAGATTTCTCCATTTTCATCGTCAGCACTTTCCAAAGGTTTAGTTGGTAAATCAATTTCGCAGCACAAGTTCGATTGTCGAATAGGTGCAACAGTCGGATCAAATGAACCATGCTCGTTTGCATGGTCAACGTTCATTAAATAAATCCTGCCAGTATCCTTTCTTTCATTAATAAAGGAGCTGAATACATCAATAGCTGGCATTACTTTTTTACGAATTGATTCATCAGCTTCATATGTTTCATAAAGGTTTTTAAACTTATCTTGATCTGCATAAAATGCATCAAGTAAATCAGGTACGTCATTTGGCGAAAACAGTGTAATGTTTCCACCAGTCAATAAGCGCTCATACATCGTTTTATTAAACTGGAATGCATAGTCCATATGACGGACTCGGTTTTCTTCAGTGCCTTTATTGTTTTTGAGTACGACAAGATCTTCAAACTCAAGATGCCATACCGGAAGNTAAACCGTAGCTGCACCACCTCGCACGCCNCCTTGACTACATGACTTTACAGCAGATTGAAAATACTTGAGAAAAGGAATAAGACCAGTGTGTACGACAGACCCATCGCCAATCCTAGAACCAAGGGCCCTAATGGCTCCCGCTCCAATTCCAATGCCAGCCTTTTTAGAAATGTATCTAACAACTGAGGTAGCGGTAGAGTTAATTGAATCCAAAGAATCGCCTGACTCAATGAGCACACAAGAACTAAACTGGCGTGTAGAGGTGCGGACACCAGCCATAATAGGAGTTGGTAAAGAAATATAAAACTGCGAAATGGCGTCATAGTAATCCTTAACCCATTTTAGCCTTTCGCTTTTTGGATAGTCAGCAAACAATGTTGCAGCAATCATAACGTAAAGAACCTGAGGCGTTTCAAAAGGTGTCTTTGTCATACGATCCTGTACAAGATACTTACCTCTAAACTGCTCCATACCAACATATGTAAACGTGTTATCGCGATCGTGTCGTATAAAGGTATCTATTTGGTTGATTTCTTCTTGAGTATACTTATCAAGAATTTCAGGATCATACACATCCCTTTTAACATTTGCAGTAATCAAATCATATAACTTCCAAGGCTCATATTGACCATACACTTCTTTACGNAGTTTATAGTTAATCAGCCTTGCAGCAACATATTGATAATTAGGTGTTTGTTCGCTAATAAGTTCAGCAGCCGATTTAATCAATAGCTCATGAATGTCGTATGCAGAAATACCATCGTATAATTGAATGTTTGCCTTTAACTCGATTTCTGAAATTGATACTGATGCGATTTCTTCTGTTGACCATTCGAGTACACGATGTACCTTTTCAAGGTTGAATGGTTCTAGACGGCCATTTCTTTTTGTTACGTTAATCATATAAACTATACTCCAACAATTGATACCTCAACTCAATGTTATATTATAACACAAAGTTAAGAACTTGTAAACTACTGATTTGGTTTATTTGCTGCTTTTGATAATGCGTCATGACGAACGGCGCATATATTATATAGGGTAGCAATCTCAACGGTATATTCATAGAGATCACCTAACGTGTCGCCATCCAAAGGAGGGAGCTCTTCGCACGGAACTAATAGGTTAGCTGGAAACTTGTAATCAGGTACCTTCGGGCTAACAGCGCAACCAACTAGTAAAAGAGGCAATAATATTACAGCTAATATTTTCACTATTCTGTTCTGCCTTTATTAAGCTTATTGATTGTATTGTTTAAAAGATTGACACCAGATTCAGGTACCTTGCAATCTTTATATATTGGTTTTACAACTTCTACTTCAACTTCTTTAACAGTTTTTCTCGTTTGGCTACGAAGAATGGCTAACCGCTCTTCATAATCAACAGATATATCATACCGACGATCAACTTCATCTTGAATCATTTGCGTGTATTCAGCAATGATTTCCTGTTTTTCCAATTCACATGTAGCTGACTCATAACGCACGCCGGCAAAAAAGGCTCCTATAAAAGCGAGCCCTAATGCAAGTGGTTTCCAGTATTTAAGTACTTTAAGAACAATTGCAGGCATTATTTTTTGTATCCTTTTGCGCGTTTATATAATTTATTGACATCCCATCTTGAACGACGATCAATTTTATTAAATAACTTTTTCCGCCTTCCTGTTGGATTCATATCAATTGCAGGGCCAGTTGCATTAACAGGAGCCTCTTCTTTTTGAAATTCTTTAAATGACTTTACTTTCATCTGATTAAATCCATTGGGCTGACATATATTTCTTGTTTTGTTTGCACGTGCTTTACTTTGTAAATCGGTTCGTTAAAAACACTACCAGCAATTTCAGTACCTTCATCAACAATAACACGAGTGCCTTTTTTTGCACCCATTTCATTTGTAGTAGGTAACATAATATTATTAGTCAGCGTATATGTACCAGGAGCTAGTGTATTGTCAGCTAGCACATACCATGATGAAACCGATTCGTTAATATCTTTATCAAAATCAACTTCCATCTTTTTTAATATTTCTTCAATGTGTTTGTCCTGCAAACCAAGTTCTTCTTTAATGAGATACAAGGCAGCAGCATAGGATGCAATACGTGATTTGCCTCCTGGCACTCTTTCAATCAAACGCTTAACATTAAAAACAAGACGATCAAAATAAGTATATGCATCCTTTTGTTCAGATGTTCTAAACTGAGAAGGGCGAATCAACAACTTACCATTTTCATCTATGATACCTTGTTCATAGGCTTCTGTTTCATCCCATGGAGTAACCAATAAACGAATAAATTTATATGTGTAGTAAAGATCAGCTGATCTTGATATAACACCCATTATAGATTCCTTAATACATTAACAACATTATCATCTAGCGGCACTTCTACCATTTCACCTTCTTTTAAAAAATTTAAGTATATCAAAAACGTTTTTATAGTTGGCCAATGCTCTGGTTCAATTTTATAAAACATCATTTTGTTAGCTGCATTAATACCAAATATATTGTAAAGAACTACAATATGATTGAGGATCAGCCTTTCATGGAGATCATTAGTTTTTTCATATCGCTTTAATAGTTTTTTGATATACTTAAATCTTTGTAAGTCATCATAAAACTCTTCTATACTTGTACACTGTGGATTGTTATAATTCCGTGACGCGTATAGGATAAAGTTTTCTTCATTTAAATCATCGAATAATTGCATAGTTCATCCTGGTAATAAACAACTCTAACGTTATTTATTACCAGGGATGAAATACAATTTACTTCATTTGGTTACGAATATCCGAAAGAGTTTTCTTTGGCTCTGAATTGCGCTTATCACCAGTGCGCAAAGGAGCTTGAGCTTTTGCATTGTTGACAGGCTTATCCTTACCAGGATAGTCCTTAATGTCAACTTGTTGGCGATGAGCATTAGCAAATGCACGATCTGCAGTAGCACGAGGATCTAATGTTTCACGACCATCGGGACTCATCGGTTGTACTGAGTTTGTTGAAAGTTGGTTGCCTTCCTCAATTGATTCAAACTCAGTAACAAATGAGTTTA